GTAATCACTATCGCTAAGGAATACGAAACTTACGTCTTTGGTATTACTGACCCCGGTCCTACTGGCTTTGGCGACATTCCAGATTTTGCTGAAATTAATTAAGTTACTCTTGCTACTAGCTATTCCGCTTGGTAGTGCCTACGCAATTGGTCAGGTCTATCAAACGGAATTAGCAAGAGAAATAAGAGCACGAGAATCCCATGACCTATGCCATGACACCAACACACAAACCGCGTGGGTGGCTTATAGGAACGGTGAAGCTCGTTGCTTCCTAGAGTACAAAGAATTCCCACACAAAGTTAAAGCAGCCTACCTTGATGAAAATACCTAAGACTTTTGAACTAGCTGGTGCTAAATGGAAGGTAGTTCAGATTGAGGATTTTGCTCTCCTTGGGCAGTGTCTACGTGATGTACGTACGATCCATCTTCGTAAGAACACCCCAACCGAATTGAAAGAACAGACATTTCTACACGAGTTGATACATGCAATCAAATACACGTTGGGCGAAGAGAACCATGATGAACAGGCTGTCGATGTATTCGCAGCATTGTTACACCAATACATGATTACTGCCAAATGACAACAGCTTTAGTGGACGCGGACATAGTTGCATATCGATGTGCAGCATCCTGCCAAAAGCAGGGAGTAACAGTGGAGTCACAGGATATTGCGGTAGCTCGTGCAGACGAGTTGATGCATCGTATCCTACACGAAACAGCAGCAGAGCATTATTACCCTTACCTATCTGGTTCCAATAACTTCAGGGAAAAATATAATCCTGAATATAAGGCCAACCGTAAGGATAAGCCCAAACCTACATGGCTTGGGGCTGTACAGGAACATCTAATCTTGCATTGGAATGCTCAAGTTAGCGACGGCTGTGAAGCCGATGACCTCATGGCAATAGAACAAACAAAACAGCCTGATGAAACCATTATCTGTACCATTGACAAGGATTTGTTACAAATACCCGGACGACATTACAACTTTGTCAAGTCCGAATTCAAAACAATCTCGCCTGTCGAGGGGATATTCAACTTCTATTGGCAGTGCATTATGGGCGATACGTCAGACAACATACTGGGATTTGATGGCATCGCTAGACAGGTCATACCCCGTAAGCTGGAGTCAACTCTTTCAGACATGCAAGAGTTAGCTAGCGATGAGCTTAATCTTTTTGATTATGTTCGTGCTCTTTATAACGATGATGAACGTTTCTTAATGAATGGCATCTGTCTGTGGATGCAACGTGAACCTGAACAAATTTGGAAGTTTCCTACCTAATGTATTACAAAGACATAGAACAAGACCGGGAAGTATCTCGGCTACGTGATCTACAACAGAAGCGCAATGCTTCACAACGACTTGCTGAAGTAGCTAAGAAGAAAAAGCAACGAAAGTTGCATGGCGGCTAAGCGAAAGTCCTACAATGGCGGTAATTGGACAGAAGGCCGCTTCAACTCGTTCATTACATCAACACTGAGGGCTGGTGCTCGTCGCTGGCAACCCAAGTATGATACTCTCAATGAGAGCAAGACAGAAAAGAAAGTCAATTCTAAAACTGGCCGTATTGCTCAACACTATAGGTGTGGGTTATGCCAGCAGGAATTCACTTCCAAGGACATGGAGGTTGATCACATTTCACCCGTGGTTGATCCGATTAAAGGATTTCAAACATGGGACATATTCATCAATCGCCTCTTCTGTGAAGCGAGTAACTTACAAGCAATATGTAAACCATGTCATTTACTAAAAACAAACAAAGAAAAACAAGAAAAGAAAAATGCAAATATCAAAAGCAGTTGAAACACCAGAAGGAACCGTGAAGTTTGAAGGTGAGATTTCTGGACTAGAACTAGACATTGTTTTACAGATGGGGCTTCTTACCCTTATGTCTAGGGGCATTATTCAAACAGTCAAGGTTGACGATGAACCGGAGAACGTACATTAAACACGCTGTCATACCTGATGTTCAAGCTAAGGATGGAATTGACTTTACTTACTTGTACAACATTGGGAAGTATCTTGTAGATAAGAAACCAGACAAATGGATTTGCCTTGGTGACTTCGCTGACATGCCCTCTCTAAGCTCCTACGATGTAGGTAAGAAGTCATTTGAGGGTAGGCGTTACATCAAGGACATTGAAGCTTCTCGGTATGCTATGGACGCCCTAATGAGTCCTTTATGGGAGTTCAATGCCAAGGCTAAACGCAACAAAGAGAAACAGTATAACCCTGAACTAATCCTAACACTTGGAAACCATGAAAATCGAATCAACCGTGCTATCAACGATGATGCCAAACTTGAAGGAGTATTGTCAATTGATGCTCTGGGCTATGAAGGGTATGGCTGGAGAGTTATACCATTTCTTGACGTTGTCGTTGTTGATGGTATTGCTTATTCCCACTACTTTACTTCTGGTCTTATGGGTCGCCCTGTGTCTACTGCTGGAGCTTGTTTGGCTAAAAAGCATATGTCCTGCATACAAGGCCATCAGCAAGGCTTACAGATTGCTACGGCCTACAAAGCAGACGGAACCCGCCTCACCAGTGTAATTGCTGGCTCTTGCTACGAACACAACGAGGACTATATGTCCAGCCAAGGTAACAAGCATTGGCGTGGGTTCTTAATGTTGCATGACGTACAGGATGGGGAGTTTGATCTAATGTCCGTATCCCTTAACTACATTAACAAGAAGTATGGTAATCAATCAAGCTAACGAGAGGCCATTAACTTTAATAGAGGCTTTAACAAAAGATGTACTATACAAAAAAATGGAAGAAGCAAAAGAAGTATATTATGCCTATTGTCGAATGCTTTATCCAATACCAACAATAATAAATGACCGATCTAGTAAACCATCCACCACATTACACGAGTCATCCCTCGGGGATTGAATGTATTCAGATCACTGAGCACATGGGGTTTAATTTAGGTAATGCTCTCAAGTATATCTGGAGGGCTGATTTGAAAAACAATGCTATTGAGGACTTGCGTAAGGCAGTCTTTTATATCAATCGTGAGATTGCGAAACGTGAACAATGAAGAACTAAAATTTTTAATTGCTGCCAAGTTGGATGTTACAGATTTCTTAGATATTATCGGCTATGGATTGGCTGATCTGTTAGATGTACTTGAGGATGAAATTGAAGAATACAAAACGCAACTCGTGGCAGCCTGTGGCTGAACAGCACTATAAGAAAACCTATCTTGTACGTAAAGCACAGGAGCTTGAAGCAGAGGATGAAATAAAAGAATATGACGGTGCAATACCCGATTACCCCATCGCAACCTCAGAGGTGCCTTATTCACAACGTGTGGAAGCGGAAGGGGAAATGTGAACCTTGTATGGTAGCTGAAGATAAGAAACGTAAAGCAGCCGAGCTAGAAGCTGGCATAATTAAACAACCAATAAAAATAGGTAAACTATGACTGAATTATCAGCAAAGCAACTCTATAGAAAAGAGTATTATCTCAAAAATAAAGAGAAGCATTTGGCTGTTACTCGGGCTAGGTATGAATTGAAAAAAGAAGCACTCTTAGAATATCAACGAAATTATCGTAAAGAAAATCTAGAGTTAGTTACAACTAAAACTAGGAACAAACGTAAAACACGACTCTTAGAGGCCATTGCATTATTGGGTGGAAAATGTAGTTGGTGCAAGGGTGTGTTTGAACCTTGTGTCTATGATTTTCATCATACCAATCCAGAAGACAAAGATTTTACTATAGGTGAAAATATGCTTGTGAGTAAAGAACGTTTTCTTAATGAAGTTTCTAAGTGTATTTTACTTTGTGCAAATTGCCATCGAATGGAACATAATAAGAATGATTAGTAATGGAAAATCAGAATTCAGAAATCACTTTGCTGAGACAGTATTTAGGTACAAATATGCCCAAGGTGCCGGAGACACATGGAGCAAATTGTCAGAACGACTTGTTGAGGACGTATGTGGCAGTCGAGGGGGAACAACGCAGATACTCATGTCGGACTCTGACCGACGAGAACTTGTCGAACATATTAGAGCTATGCGGTTTCTTCCCGGAGGACGATACCTTTATTACGCAGGTCGCCCGTACAAAGCCTACAACAATTGTTATCTCCTTAGAGCCGAGGAAGATACACGAGAAGAATGGAGCAACGTAACATGGCGTGCTATGTCCTGTCTAATGACTGGTGGAGGAATTGGAATTGACTATTCAAGATTGCGTCCATCAGGCAAGGCTCTGTCGAGAACTGGTGGCACGGCTTCAGGACCAATTCCACTCATGTCAGCAATCAATGAAATCGGACGAAATGTTATGCAGGGAGGATCACGTCGCTCTGCTATCTATGCATCGCTTAATTGGAGACACGAGGATATACAGCAGTTCCTTACAATCAAAAATTGGTCTACTGTTGTTAAAGATCAAAAACTATTAGACTTCAACTTTCCTGCTCCTTTGGACATGACCAATATTAGCGTCAACTACGACGATGCTGCTTTAAATTATGCTGGATATGATGTAACCTTTCCTGATCGTCCAGAAAAAGGCGTTAAGGAAGTTCGGGGATTGCAGTATAATCCTATATTTTTGCAGAATGTTCGGCAAGCAATGGAGACAGGGGAACCGGGATTTAGCTTTAACTTTGGTAGTAAACAAAATGAGACATTACGAAATGCTTGTACGGAAGTTACATCGGAAGATGATTCAGATGTGTGCAATCTCGGTTCTATTAACATGGCTAACATTGATAGCATTGAGCTATTCAAGCGTGTTGCCGAGTTGGCTTCTAAGTTCCTTGTATGTGGCACCCTTCGTGCAGATTTACCTTATGATAAAGTGTATGCTGTTCGGGCAAAGAATCGCCGACTTGGTCTTGGACTCATGGGAATCCATGAATGGCTTCTCAAGCGACACTATTCCTATGAGGTAACTCCAGAACTACATGAATGGCTAAAGGTATATCGTGACGAATCAATACGAAGTGCTAATGAACACTGTGACCGCTTCTTTATCAGCCGCCCAGTCGCATATCGAGCAATTGCACCCACTGGAAGTATCGGAATCCTTGCTGGAACAACTACTGGAATTGAACCACTCTTCGCAGTTGCTTATAAAAGACGTTTTCTTACGGAGGGTACGAAGTGGAAATATCAATATGTCGTGGATGGAACCGCAGACCTACTCATTAACCGCTTCGGAGTTAAACCTGAATCCATCGAGTCCGCCCTCGACCTAGCAGACAACTATGAAAAGCGCATCAAGTTCCAAGCCGACATACAAGATTACGTTGACATGTCAATCTCGTCAACCATTAACTTGCCCTCATGGGGAACAGCTAGAAATAACGAGAAAGAAGTTGGAGCATTTGCTAGTACACTTGCAAAGTATGCTCCACGACTTCGTGGATTTACGTGTTATCCAGATGGTAGTCGAGGAGGACAACCTTTGACAGCAGTGCCCTACGAAGAAGCGTTGAAACATAAGGACGTTGTTTACGAAGAGAACGACATTTGTGATATCTCAGGAAAAGGTGGAAGTTGTGGCGTCTGAGTACGTTGCCGTACCATCTAAGAAACCAGAGTTCATTCCTAAAGCCCACTACTGTAACAAGTGTGGTGATGGAATCTTTTCTGCCTTTGAAGGACAATTTGTAACATGTAGTTGTGGTGCTATTTCTGTAGATCAGACTCAGTACTATACAAGATTTATTGGTAACCCGGAGGATTTTAAACGTGAGTGACCCACAATTTAGATTTGCTGCTTTGTTTGAACTATCAGAAGCTGATTGGGAACTGTTTAATACAGCTATATGGCATGACCGTGAGGTTGATGCAGCATGGTTGTAATATTAGAACTAATCAATGGCCTAGTGTTCGGAGTAGAGCATATTGCTGGTGATGAAGAAGATGACTTTAGTTATGTCATAGGAATACACTTCTTGTGTTTCCGTCTAGCCTTTTACAAAGATAAATAGGCAAAAGAAAGCCCCCATATCCATTACCGGACTGGGGGCTTTTTTACGTCCCTTGAAATTGGGACTTCTCTGAATTGCGCCTTGATGTTATCTCAGGTGGTATATGCCACTTGTCAAACTCTGCTGCTGCCTGTTTAAAGTCACCAGCATTAATTACTCTTCGCATAGTGGACCGCC